CAAAATTATGAATCGTTATATGACCGCTATGACAGCTAAGATTATTGAAAATAATGGTACACTTGATAAGTATATTGGCGATGCACAAATGGCATTTTGGAATGCACCACTAGATGAACCAAATCATGCAAAGATGGCAGTTAGAACTGCATTACAAATGATGGAGAGTTTGGATGAATTTAATAATCAAATTACTACAGAAGGCATTCCGCCTTTCGGTATGGGTCTTGGCATTAATACTGGTACTGTTGTCGTTGGGAATATGGGGAGTTCTCAGCGTTTTGACTATACTTGTCTTGGAGATTCAGTAAACTTAGCAAGTCGATTAGAAGGCCAAAGTAAACCATACGGTGTGAAGATTGTACTTGGTGCATTAACCGCAGAACAAGTTAAAGATGAATATGATGTTGTTGAATTGGATTGTATTGCTGTGAAAGGCAAAAAAGAAGGTGTTAAGATATACACTTTAGCAAAAGGCAATCAAATGCACGATAATTTCCTAGATTACTATTATCGTGGTCAATGGAATAAAGCATTAACTCTTATGCCAAAACTAAAAGAGTTGACACCAGAGTTGGTGCATTATTATGAAAATATGGAAGAAAGAATGAGAGAAGGGATGCCATCCGATTGGGATGGCACCTATCGTGCTACAAGTAAGTAATTATCTACAAACTCTAATGCTGCGATTCGTGCGATAGTACGGATCCCAGCGATATGTCCAATAACAACTAGGTGGTGGAGGTCTGTAGTAGACTGGAGGTGGTGAAACATAAACCGGTCTTGGTTGTACATAAACAGGTTGTGGCTGCACATAATATGGATCGGTAACAACACAACCTGATAGTGATGTTACAATTGCTAATGATAGCAATATTCTTTTCATCAAATTCTCCGTAGAGTTATTTAAGAAGATTTTTTATCTTCATCTTTTATTTGATTGATTTTCTCTTCGGCTTTTACTCTTTCATGGTCAATTGTTTTTCCACGCAAGTGTAATACTACATCAACCTTTTGATTCAATCTAATCAAATCATTATCAAGCATACGAATACGGTCAATCAAAGCAATCAGAACCGTATTCGCTTCTTTCAATACAGGCTTAACTTCTTTAGTAGCCCAAGTCCACACAAAAAATATCATGTAGCCCATGCCGCCAGCGGCAACAATTGGGAATCCATATTTGTTGATTAATTCTACCAAATCCATCAATCTCTCCTAGCATCGTTTTTACCGTCTGCTCTGGAAATCCTGTTTACATCAGGTTTCAATCCTAAAGCATTTGATACAACCGTGTCAATTCTGATAACATCATGGTTCATCGTTTTCACACGATTGTCCAAAGCAGTAATGATACCAGACAATCCTTGAACCGAACTCATAACACCGGCCAGAATAAATTTTAATGTAAGAAAGATAAAGTAACCACCGGCGCAAGCCGCTGCGATAGGGAATCCTACTTCCGCTACCAATTTAAAAAAATCCATTTTATACCTCTGATTTAATTAATAAAGAATAACGAAAATAGTACCTGACAATATGGCTTATTTATTATATAATGGATCCATTGGTTGTTGTATAAAAACAACAGTTATTAAAATATGTGTTGCATTTAGTATCAATAGGTGATATAATCAGTATATACTATGGAGAGTTATTATGATTTATATGGTAATAGAACGATAATGGAAGATGGTGTTTATATTCTAGTCACAAAAGATGGTTACCGAGTTACCTATTCCGAGGATAAGTTTATTTACCTCTATGGTTCATTTAATGATGATACGATGGCCTATGATTTAGATCCTGTTGTACTAAATGATATGTTCGGTAATTGTGCAGTCTTTACAGATGCCAAAACCGTTTTAGATGCGGCAAAATGGATAAGTAAAACTGTACAAGAAACAGTAAACGGTATTATGTTCATAGATTCCTATGGCAAATATACTTATGAGGAATTATTGAATGGCAAGGCAAACAAAAAACTCGGTAGCAATTGACCGCATTCTAGGTAAAACAGCGGAACCAAAATATGAGAAATTAGAATCTCAAAGCGATATTGCGGCCGCTTTAAATTGGTATCAATCCAATAAAGATGCGAAAACTGCTGCTAAGTATATTGCCGATTATGCCAAGAAACACAAACTCGAAGGTAAACTGGATACAAGTAAAAGTTATATTACAGTAGGGTTCTTGTGTCGAATTGTTACCAATGGTGCAACACTACCTGAAGCTATTGTTGGTAATTTAAAAGAGACCGTTACCGAGTTGTTGTCTTTGGATGAGTCCAAAACAGTCGAGGACACGAAATCTGCTCCAGTAGTGACTATACAAGACCGACTAGCGGAAAAAGTCTCGGAGATTGCAGGAGAGTTGGAGGGTGCTATTGATGATTATATAATCAGTAAGTTCTCCAAACAACCTTCACCTTTCGGCATTATGCACGATAAGGTAAAAGGTATGCACGCTACTCGCCTGATTGAAATCTTTCGTAAACGCCGAGCCGAATTTGATGAAGTTTTAAATACTGACGATCCTCTATTAAAAGAAGGATATTCCAATTTCAATAAAACCGAATTGAAGAAATTAGTGGCGTTTTGTGATTTGATTATTACTGATGCAATTAAATTGGGTGAAGCATCAAAACTCACAAGAAAACCTCGTAAACGCAAAACTAAATCGGCAGACCAATTGGTCGCTAAAGTCCAATTTTGTGAAGCGAACGATGAATTTAAATTGAAATCAGAATTACCAAAAACCATAATTGGTGCAACACAGCTTTGGGTGTTTAATATCAAAACCAGGAAACTAGGTGTGTATCATGCTATGGATGCCGGTGGGTTTAGTATCAAAGGAACAAGTTTGACCAATTTTAGTGAAATGAAATCGGTACAAAAGACATTAAGAAAACCAGAGGCAATATTGCCTGAAATATTAAAAGGATCTAAAGTATTCTTGCGTAATGTAATTGATTCCATCAAAGCAAAAGAATCTTGCCTCAATGGGCGCCTGAACCGTGATACAATACTATTGAAAGTGATAAAGTAAAGGCATATTATGGATGATTATGATTATAATGAGTATGAGAAAGTTATACTCTCAATGTTAGAATCGATGTGGCGTGATCCTGAAGATTTGGAAATCGGAGAAAACATTTCTGATTTACCAGAAGTGAAAATCATTTTCGATGGTTATGGTGACCTTGATGGTGAAGAATATATCGAGGGTGGTGATAAGAATATGGAATCTTATGCTATCTTCCTTCACAAGAATTCCGGACAAGAAGATTTTGAATTTCCAGAACACGAAATGACACCTTGGTGTTTGATTCACCGACCAGCTGAAGAAGTTTGCATTTATGCTTGGTATGATGTTGCAAATGATGATTGGTCAGTTCAAAGTTTAGAAGAAACATCCGAACATGAAATGACAAACCAAGAAGTGATGGACATCCTGAAAGTTTTGGATGAAAGATATTTTGAAAAATGGGATAATCCCGATTTAGGTATGGACAAAAATGGAAATGCATCTTGGCCATTTCCAGGAAAAAATAATGATACTATTTGACTTTAACCAAGTAGCAATTGCTAACTTGATGGAACAGATTGGTTCTTCCAAAACTCCTGTTGATGAGAGTTTGGTTCGTCATATGATTCTAAACACTATTCGCACCTATGTGAAGAAGTTTAAAGAATCACACGGCCCGGAAGTTATTATTGCTTGTGACAATAAAAAATATTGGCGCCGTGATATCTTCCCATACTACAAGGCTCACCGTAAGAAAAACCGTGAGGCCTCTGGTCACGATTGGACTTCTATTTTCGAAGTTCTGAATAAAATTCGTGAGGAGTTGAAAGCTCATTCGCCATATAAAGTTATTGATGTTGATACAGCTGAAGCTGATGATATCATTGCTGTTTTGGCAATCAGGCATTCTGGTTCCAGTAAAGTGATGATTCTATCCTCCGATAAAGATTTTGCTCAATTGCAGAAATATCCAAATATTGAACAATACTCTCCTATTCTGAAGAAGTTTATCAAAGAACCTTTTCCTGTTGTGCAGTTGAAACAATTGATTATTCGTGGTGACAAAGGCGACGGCATTCCAAACATTCTCAGTAAAGATGATGTGTTTGTTGAAGGTGGTCGTCAGAAGCCAATTACAGAAGCCAAGATTATCAATTGGTTGAATCAAGCTCCAACTGAATTTTGTAATGAAGATATGTTGCGTAATTTTAATCGTAACGAAATGTTGATTGATTTGTCTAAGATTCCTGAAACCCTTAAACAAACTATCATAGATACCTATGAAAACACGAAAGGTCATACGAAACAAGAATTTTTGAATTATATGATGGCAAATCGTCTTAAAAATTTAATCGAAGTTATTGACGAATTTTGACATATCCTATTTTTTTAGATTTATATCCTTTATAGGTTTCTTTTGGCCATTTACCATTTGAGAGTGATGACATTGAAGTGTAGTTCAGTTTTTTTTGTTTACAATAAGATTTCAAATCATTAATAATTATTTTGTTTCCAGATGGTTCAATGATTTCAAATATTCCATATGCTCTATGTTTTATTTTTTTCAAATTATCTTTAGCGTAAGGCCTTTTTAATCCTTTACCTACAGATACTCCTTTTCTAGCTTCAGATATGAGTTTCTTAGTTTCATCAGATGTTGCAATCCCTTTATTCCAAGAAGGAATAAAATTTTGATTTTCAATATCTTCAATGTTTTGAGGATTGTTTTTATACCAGTCTCGAAATGACTTTATAATTTCGTGGTCTGGTGGAAGTGAATAAATATTCATGCTGATACTGTCCTTTAGTATTAGAGTAGGTGGGGATTGCCGTCCCGTGACCTACACCTATTTAGTATTTTAATTGTTATGTTAAGGTTTAAAAATGAGTTCTAATCTATTATATTCCGAAATATTTGAAGAATTTGACAAAGCTACTACCCGTGAAGAGCGAGTGAAAGTTTTACAGAAAAATGCTGATGCTCGTTTTAAAGATTTCTTGGTCATGGCATTTAATCCGTATGTCAAGTTTGATATTACTCCACCAGCATATCGTCCAGCAATTGAACCAGCTGGTCTGAATTTTGCTTATTTGGATACTGAGATGCCAAAGATGTATCGATTTATTTCGAATCATCCAAAGCGTTCAGGTCCTATTCCACCTGAAAAACAAAAACAATTATTGGTTGTTATTCTTGAAGCATTACATAAAGATGAAGCTGCCTTATTGGTCAAAGTTTTTCAAAAAGATTTGGGTATCAAATACCTAACACCAAAGCTCTGCAAAGAAGCCTTCCCTGATATCGACATTCCGGTTTAAATTATGAAAGTAGCAGTTGTGACACCAACGATTGGTAACCCAAAATTGGTTGATTGTCTATCATCCGTGGATAATCAAACATATAAAGACATTGTTCATTATGTTTTTGTTGATGGTAAAGAGTATAACGATAAAGTGAAAAGTTATCTTCCACTATCAACGAAAGTAAAAACCATTGAGCTTGAAGAAAATATTGGTAAAGGTTGGTATGGCCATCGTGTTTTTGCGGCCTGTTCTTTTTTAGTTAATGCTGACATTATTTGTTACCTCGATGAAGATAATTGGTATGAACCATGCCATGTCCAAAAACTGGTTGATAAAATTGCAACAGGTAACGATTGGGCATATTCACTTAGAAAAATTTACGACAAAGAAGGCAATTACATTTGTGATGATAATTGTGAATCATTGGGTAAATGGCCTGTATATTTCAACAATCAGGTCTTTCATATTGACACATCATCATTCGCTATCAAGCGTGATGTTGCTGTTCGTATTGGTCACGCATGGTATGGTCAATGGGGTGCAGATAGACAATTCTTTTCAAATCTATCAAAACACTTTCCTAAATTTGATTGTACCAACGCACACACCTCTTGTTATCGTTTAGACGGCAATCCAAATTCGGTAACTAAAGAGTTTTTTGAAAAAGGCAACTCTGTAATGGAAGA